TAGAGAGTAGCGGGAAGTTTAAACAGGGTGGCATGATTAGACCTGATTTTGTCTCGCAACGCCCCTTGGCTTTTCAAGCAAAATTTGCTTACGACTACGAGCTAGCTAGCTTTTCAACTTCGGTTTCTCAAAATGAAACCGAAGGTGGTTTATGGGATATTGCGGTATGGGATTTGGCTTTGTGGGGTTCACAAACAATTACTAACCGCAGCCAAGTTATAGGCGGCACGGGTATAGGTCGAACATTAGCGGTAGCTATACAAGGCACCGCCACATCAGAAACTTACTTAATGAGTTATGACGTTATCTGGAATACCGGTGGAATACTTTGAAGGTTAGCTTTAGAAAAATTAGTTGCGAAGCTGATTGGGATTGGTTTACGTGCAGAAATAACATAAAGCTGCTACCTGATATGACTAGTATATTAGCCTATAACGTAGATACTGGGGCAATACTAGCAGGGTGTGTCATGGACACATGGACAGAAAGTAGCTGCCAGATACATTTTTGCATTGATAACCCGTTAGTTATACGGCATAAATATTTTGAAGAGATATCAAAATTTGTATACGACACGGCAGGTAGAGTGGTTATGTTTGGTCTTGTACCCTCTGACAACAGCAAAGCTTTGGCGGTCGATAAAAAAATCGGCTTCAGAGAAGTGACAAGACTAAAGGATGCGTTTAAACTGGGTGTAGATTATGTCCTTTTAGAAATGCGTAAAGAAGATTGCAATTATTATAGTGAGGAATCCTAATGGGTAAGTCAGCACCAGACGCACCAGATTATACAGCGGCGGCAGAACAAACCGGAGCATCTAACAAAGAAGCAATCCGCGACCAAACTTGGGCTAATCGCGTAGACCAATACAACCCATGGGGCAGTATTACTTTTGATACGGCGCAAGAAATGGACCCTGCTACCGGTGAAATGGTCACTAAATGGTCCCAAAATCAAGAATTAAATCCCGAAGCTCAAGCAGCGCTAGACTCGCAATTGGGCATCGACCGTGCTAAAAGTGAATTTGCTAGCCGTCTTATGGGTAAGGCAGGTAACACACTTTTGCAAGATACTGATTACAGTAAATTTCAAAGTTATGGCGGTGTACCGCAAATGACAGAACGTGAATACGGTGTACCTCAATACGGTAATCAAGGCGGCGGCAATCAAGGGCAGCCCATGAACCCGCCACCTCAAAACGACGTCATGCCCCCGCCTAGTGTAAACGGTATGAAGCCCCCATCACAAAAACAACTAGAAATGAGTTTATTGCGTGGGAAAAGAAGTAATGATGTAATGCCTAAGGATTACATGTAATGGCTAAACAAACGCAAAACGGCGGGGCACCGCAGTACGGGAATCCAAGCGGGGCAAACCCGCAAACTTTTCAGTCGGGTATGATGACACCTCCGCCTAGTAACCCATCTGTTAATCCAATGGCTCAACCAATGGATGATGGAAACGTTGGGTTTGGCACTGACATGCAAACAATGGGCGGCAGCCAAGGCAACCGTTTTGACTTTCGTATGCCTTTCAATGTGGGCGGCGCAGGCGGTTACACACCTCCAAATGGTAGCTTTGACTACTGGAATAAAACTCCGGCTGCGCCAGAACCAAACAGACCCCAAAGGCAGGCTGATTCTAGTACCTACGACGGTATAATGGATGATTTTAATGCTACCAGTAACTACCAACAACAAGATTTAAGCAACAACGGTGGTGGTACCCAACAAGGGCGTGGAGGTAATCAGCAAGCAGGCGGGTACCTACCTGAGTTAGATAACATTAACGAAGCTACAAACGGGGCTAATTCTGTTCAAGGTACCGGTAACTACAGCCAAAATATGGGTAGCGCAGGGAACCAAGAAGCAGGTATGTTCGGTCAATTGCAAAATCCAAACGAAGCCAGAGACGGCGGTAATTTTGATTCTCGCTTTGGTGAATTTAATAGCACCGGTGCCCAAGACTCAAGCCGTTTTAACGATTCAAACTTTGGGCAACAAGGTAGTCAATTAAACAGTAATTTTGACCGTAACGAGTTTGGGCAAGATTCAGGCGGTGTAAACAGTCGCTTTGGGTCTGACAATTTTGGCGACAATAGCCAATTTAACGACGGCAACTTTAATGCTGACCCCCGCGTAAATAACGAAAGATTTATGCAAGGTAGCCTTGAAAATGACAGCCGAGCGCAAAGCAGGTACAACGAAGGTGCAGCCACAGGAGGTCAAAATAACGCGTTTGACGCTGATTTAAACGATTTAAGTACCGCCCAAGAAGGGCGTTCACGCGCTGAAAATAGCATGTACGATAAGTTTGCTTCTCGCTTAGACCCTAGGTTCGAAAACGAAGAAAAGCAAATGCAGATTGATTTGCGCAATCGTGGGTTACGTGAAGGCGACGCGGCTTATGACTCTGCTATGGACACGTTTAACCGTGATAAGACAGACGCATATCAGCAAGCTAGCCTTGACTCTGTTAACAACGCGGGTGCTGAGTCTGAGCGTGATTTTGGTATGAATTCGCAACGTAGAGAGCAATTATTTGGTGAAGACACGCAAACGTCTCAAGATGATATAAGCCGTAGAGGGTTAGATTTACAAGGGCAAGGTCAAAACTTTAATCAAACTTCGCAAGAGTCTGACGACGAATTTAGACGCCAAGGTATGCAAATGGATGCGCGGGGTCAGATGTTTAATGAAGACCAAGCCGTTGCAAACAACGAAAGACAAAACTTTAACACCAATCAGCAGGCGCAGAACCAAGCGTTTAACCAAACTCGGGGCATGTCAGAAGACGACAGAGCCAATGCGAAATTGGCTATGCAAGGCAATAACCAAGCATTTAATCAACAGCAAGGTATGAATCAAGACGAATTGCAACGTGCGCAGTTTAACCAAAGCACAAAGCAACAAGCGTTTAACCAAACGCAAGGTATGTCGCAAGATGATTTAGCCCGTAGGTCACAGGATATGCAGGCGCAAGACCAAGCATTCGCGCAACAAATAGGAATGTCACAAGACGAAATGAGCCGTATCGGTACTGATTTGAAGTCTCGAGCGTCCGCGTTTGGTGAAAAAATGGGGTTATCTCAGGATGAAATTACCCGTTTAGGTGTTGATTTAGAAGGTCGGGCGCAAGAATTTGGCGAGCAAATGGGTATGTCACAAGACGAAATAAAGCGTCTAGGCACCGATATGCAGCGTCAAGAGTTAATTCAACGCCGTGCGGGAGCAGACCAAGACCTAGCCATCCAAGACCAAAATCTAATGATGCGTGGTGACAGCCAAAACTTTAACCAACAAATGACCCAATCGCAGTTTCAAAATCAGATGCGTCAACAGCAAATATCTGAAGAAATGATGCGTCGTAACCAATCTTTAAATGAGCTAAACGCGTTACAGACGGGTTCACAAGTAGCGCCGCCGCAGTTTAACGGCTACAATCAAGCAGGTAACGCAGGTGGGGTGGATTACAGCGGTGCGGCGAACAGCCAGTACCAAGCAAATGTAGACCAATCCAACTTTAGACAAGGACAGTTTAATCAGGCTATGCAAGGAGGTGCAAGCATGGCAGGTATGTTCAGCGATGAACGTTTAAAGTCTGACATAAAGAAAGTAGGTCAGTATAACGGTTTCAACCTGTACGAATGGACTTGGAACGAACTAATGCCTGAAGTGTTTAAACGCGGTAAATCAGGCTTTGGCGTATTAGCTCAAGAGATAGAAAAGTTAATGCCTAGTGCAGTCATAGAAGATGCAAGCGGGTTTAAGAAAGTTAATTACCAACAAGTATTTAAATACTAAGGAAAAATTATGCCAAATCCAATGGGACCACCAGCACAGCCAATGGGTCAACCGCAGCAGCCGCAACAGCCAATGGGTCAACAGCCAATGGGTCAACCGCAGCAGCCGCAACAGCCACAACAAGCCGGTGTTCAAGGAACTGGAATGGGTATGGGGCAAGTGATGCAGTATATCCAAAGCTTACCAGAACCAGAACGCACGCAAGCTTTAGAAGCGTTAAGCAAAAACTATGGTGGTGTAAGCGAGGGGTTAAATGAGCAGTTAGAATCTGCTAAAATGCTGCGTGATGGTGCCAGTACTGACGGCGTTCAAGCAGGTAATGTGTACGTTGCCGGAAATCCACTTTCACACATTGCAGACGGTATGCAAAAGTACCAGAGTAGAGAAGACATTAAACGCCTTCGCGGTGAAAAAGACGATTTAAACGACCAGTATCAACAAGGTATTCGCGGCGTACAAAACGCCATGTTGGGGTAGAAAATGAGAGCAGACGAAATTAGCGCACTTATGGGCGCTCAAAATATGCCGCAAGACGCCGAAGCAAAAGCGATGGCGCAGGCTTTACGCGGTCAATTAAACGACGCTAATTTTTTAAGCATGTCAACTATTGACCCACTTTCTAACTTCGGTCAAGCACAACGTAAAAGTACGTTAGGTACCGCTGAAAAGCGAGGTAATTTAAACAGGTCGTTAGCTAAAGAAGCCCGGGACCGTGAAATAAAATTAGCTGATTTACAAGATAAACGCCGGTATACGGAAGAACGAGAAGTTGCCACTCGAGACGCCGAGTTTGCACAATCTGAATTGGAAGCTAAAAACCAACGCAGGCGCGGAAACAGAGAAGGTAAAACGTTTATCGACCCGCAGGGTAAAGAAGTAATGTATGACGTAGATAACCAATCAGGGCGAATATACCCGCAAGGGTCGGGGTTTGATGCAGAGCCTATAAACCCCCAAGGGCTTACCGAAAAAGAAAAGGTGGGGCGGTCAGCATACGACGGACGCAACACAGGCTATATGAAGTCCAAGGAAATACGAAGCTTTGAAGAAGCATCGGAAGATTATATGGGCAGCATGTATGCGTTTGATGCGTATAAACCAGACTTTTCAGAAAGCCAAGTACTTGGCGTAAATACTACAGGTTTACCCGCTGTTAACAGCATTGAAAATTTTGCGGCGCGAAATATACCTGCGGTTATGAATGACTCGGAAAAAGAAAAAGCCCAGTGGTGGCAAGATTATGAATTTTTCTTCAAGTTACCTGAACGGCATAAACTATTCGGCGCAGCACTGACCGAAGGTGAAAGGAAATCGTGGGATGCGGCTAACATAACTAAATCTATGACGCCAAAACAGGTGCAAAAAAACTTAACTATTTTGCGTTCAATAGCCCAAGAAAAAATGTCTAAAATGGCTAAAAATGTTTCTTTAAAAGGTGGTTCGCAAGAGTACATAGACAATAACTTAGACCCGTTAATGACAGAAGGCGGCGGGTATGCACCTATGGAAAGTGAAGGGTTTAGACAGGATACTAAATACGAAGTAACTGGCGATACTGTCACTGTAACAATGGCTGAACTTCAAAGTCTAGGCATATCCAGAGAAGAAGCCGAGCAAGACGGAATGAGGGTGGAAAACTAATGACACCAACAGAAAGAGTTCTTGCGGCGCGTGAAGGGCAACAAGCAAATATGACGCCAACAGAGAGGGTGCTTGCCTCTCGTCAAACGCAACCTGAAGCCGCTTATCCGACTAGCCGCGAAGAAATAATGAAAATGCCTGCGGGTCCGAAACGCTCGCAGGTATTGCAACAAATAAAGAAAAAAGAAGGTAATTGGTATGACGCCCCACGTGCGGTACTTGAAGGTGCGACGTTTGGTTTTGCCGATGAAATAGGCTCGGGCGTGTCGGCGGCGCTAACCGCACCGTTTGACGATAGGGGCGTGGGCGAAATTTACGATGATAACCAACGTAATGCACGTAACGCCAGTAGAAACTTTCGGGATGAAAACCCGCTTAGTACGCTTGGTTTAAACGTCGCCGGAGGTATAGCAAGCGGCACTGGTGCGTATAAAGCATTAGGCGCGTTAGGCAAAGCCGGTGCAACTGCCGTAAATTCTACTAGAGCAGGTAGCGCCTTAGCGCAGACCGCCGGTAAGGTTGCAGGAGCAACGCCTAGACTTTCCAGAGCGTTAGCCGCAGGAACCAAACTAGGTGCTGTTGGCGCTATAGACGGCGGATTATCAGGCGCAGGGTTAGCTGAAGATATGGCTAGCGTACCTGAAGGGGTGAAGCGCGGCGCTACAACTGGGGCGCTTGCCTCCGTTGCTTTAGGGTCAGCGGGTAAGGTTCTTGGGGGTTTAGGCAGGACGTTAACAAAACGCAGGGTGGCTCAACCGCTAGACCAAGCAGACGGTAGTTTTTTGGATTTAAACTACGCGGCTAAAGAGTCTCCAGACCTACAAAACTTTTATCAAAAAATGGTCGCACCTTCTTTTGGTGGCGGCGCACTCCGCGACAGAGGGCGAACTCGACTTGCCAAAGCAACCGAAGCATTACAGCGCAAAAGTAAGGTAATAGAAGATACGCAAATAGACGCAGTGCGTTTAAACACTAAGGTAGACGACGCTAAAATGCTGAAAAACGCTAAAGTGTCTGAATTAGACATAGCCAAAGCTAACCAAGCTGACGTACCGTTAGTGGACTATATAGCCGCTGACACTAAATTGCGAACGCAAATACGCGACTTAGCAATACCTTCTGGCACACCGCCGCAGTTAGCGGAAATGATTAAACGCTCAGATGGTGCAACCGCCAACGACTTAATACAAGAAGCGTGGCAGGGTTACGGATTTCAGTCAGTTAAAAATGCAAAAGTAAACGTAAACCTAGACGAACTGACAAACAAAATATTAACTAAGTACGGCGCTAATTTAGACAAAGCAGGCGTTGACAAGGTGCGTGGGCTACTAAAAAGTGAGTTTGACAACGTGCGCATGCCTCAGTCACCTAACGGGCTTATGAACAGGCAGACAGGTGAAGTGTCGGGCAGTGTACTTATGGACGCTAGAAACGCGCTACGGGTGCGTGCAAACGAAATGTCAGACGGCGGTAAATCGTCTTTAGAAGCCTACGTGTTAAAAGATGCGGCGAAAGAAATAGACGATTACATGCTACAAAAGCTACCGCCTAACATTGCTGATGCTTTTGATGCAGACAAAGCGGCTTACGCGGCGCGAGAAACTTTCAGGGGCGCTACCGAAAAAGCCGGTAGAACTGGCGGAGGTTTTGCGAATACCGACCAGTTGTTAGCTGAACGTATTAGCTCGCAAGGGCGTGAAGTAGGGCGTGGGAACGACGCTTTAGCTAACAGTGCGCAACAGGTGCAAAAAGAAAAAGCAGGTATGTTAGGTAAAGCAGTCGCCGCACGTAAAGCGGCAGAAGCGGAGGTTAAAAAATCCGATGCAGGCATTGCAGACGCTCGCAGAATTGCCGATGTTAATAAGGCAACATTGCCACTAGCTCAACGCGCCAAAGCACGCGAGCAAGAAGCGTTTAACGAAGTTAAGAAGTTGACGCCTAACCTAAGCCCTGCGGCATTTGAAAAATTCTTTGCCACTGGCGCTATGGGGTCTTGGGTAAGCGCAGTGCTAGGACAAACATTTAACGCAAGTAGCTTGTTAAGCGGCGGTGCTACCGCTAAAATTGCAGGGAGTAAAGGCGTTCAACGCGCTATAGCAGGGCAAACTAATAAGCAAGAAGTTGCTAGAGAGTTGTTTAAACAACTTGGCGAAGCAGGCGTACCGGATAAAACAATCAGCGCACTTAACCGCGCTATAGTGATGAATAGTGCAGAGGATGAAAAGTAATGAGTAGAGACGCAAACGGCAATTATACCCTACCAACGGGAAACCCTGTTATCACAGGTAACACTATAGATAGCTCATGGGCTAACGACACTATGGTTGATATTGGTACGGAGCTAACTAACTCACTTGACCGTTTCGGAAAAGGCGGCATGGCGGCTCCTTTACGGCTAACCGACGGTTCCGTAACTGTACCCGCAATGTCGTTTGCTAACTCTACTAACAGTGGTTTTTACCGCGCCGGTTTAGGCGATATTAGGCTTTCTATTCGCGGTGTTGATGCGGTTAAAGTATTAGAGGGTGCTGAACTTCTTGTTGAAGAAGGTGTTTACACGTTTTCAGGTGACGGGCTGTTTCAGTCGGGTGCTGAACTTTACATTGGCGCTGACGCTTCCGCACCTAGAGTATTAAACGACGTAAACATGGACGCCATACTTAATACTGCCACACCCATTACTGATGCTCAAGCCGACATAATCACAAACGCCAATGCCATAACAGCTAACGCCAATGCCATTGATGCAACTGAAGCAGACATAATAACAAACGCCAATGCCATAACAGCTAACGCCAATGCCATTGATGCAACTGAAGCAGACATAGTCACGAATACTAATGCCATAGCAACGAATGCTTCGGATATTGACGATTTGGAAGCCTTTGATGCTACGTTAGGCACTGCGGCTTTGCTTGACGCTGATACTATGGGCACTATAGGCGTTGAAAATGGTAGCGCAACCGCGCCTTCCCTAAACAACACAGGCGATGACAACACAGGATTATTTTTCCCTGCGCAAGATGCTATTGCAATTACTTGCGGCGGCACTGAAAGAGTGCGCGTTGATGGCAACGGTAACGTTGGCATAGGCACAACTTCGCCTAATAGGACATTACAGGTAACTGGTATACTAGCCGCGACAGACGCAGGTAACACGGCGTCTGTTTTAATAGTTCCTACAGCCACAAAGAACGAAATATTTTCAAGAGCGTCTGATTCTAGTTCCACCGCAGTGCCACTAACTTTTAAAATAGGAAATTCTGAAAGAGTGCGCATTGATTCTGCTGGTAACGTCGGAATAGGCACTAACAACCCAAGTGCTAAGCTAGAAGTAAGCAGCGATGCGATTGTACATGGATTAACTCTTGGGCGCGGCGCTAGTAGCGTTTCCACAAACACTGCGCTCGGCGATTCCGTACTTAGGGAAAACACAACTGGCGGCGACAACACTTCTGTCGGGTTTCGCGCTTTAAGGGAAAACACAACTGGCGACCTAAACTCCGCGTTTGGTACGAACGCGCTTTTATTTAATACAACTGGTAATAATAACACAGCAAGCGGCTTTCGCGCTCTTACAAGTAATACCACTGGCGACAACAACACAGCGCTTGGTATAAACTCAGGGCAACTTATAACCACAGGCTCTAAGAATACAATATTAGGCGGCTTTAACGGTAATCAAAACGGATTAGATATAAGAACTGCTGATAATTTCATAGTCATTGCAGACGGTGATGGCGTTCCTAGAATGGTGGTTGACGACAGCGGCAACGTCGGAATAGGAACTGTATCACCAGCCCAAGAGCTTCACGTTTCAGGGTCAGGAAATTATGTTTCTATTTTTGAATCCAGCGGTTCGAATTGCGATGTCGTTTTTAGAACTTCAGATTCGACAGGGGATAACATAAGAATAGGAGTGCAGGGCGATGCTCTTGCATTTAGAACCGATAACGCAGAAAGAATGCGAATTGCTGACGATGGCAATGTCGGAATAGGAACTGAATCGCCAGACGCCCTCTTGAGCGTAAGAAAGGATGATTCAGGAAACATCGCTGACGTAGTTGTCTTAGGTAATGAACACTCAGGCGTTACTGGTAGCGGGGCAAGAATATTATTCACAGGTTCCTCGTCTAGCTCTCGTGGCGCATCTATACAAGCCGCCGTTCTTAACTCAGGCAACGGCCATTATCTATCATTTTCAACTAGCTCTTCAGGGTCAGCCCCATCAGAAAGAATGCGGATTGATGACGATGGCAATGTCGGAATAGGAACCGATGACCCATTAGCCAAATTACACGTGGGTGGCGATATTAATGTAAATGATATTGTTATTGGACGCGGCGGCGGTAACGTTTCAAACAATACCGCTGTGGGTGAATCCGCGCTTACGAGTAATACAAGCGGAGACCGAAACGTTGCATTTGGCGCAAATACACTTCAAAACAATACCGAAGGCTTGAATAACACCGCGCTCGGCTACAATTCACTTCCTAATAACACCACAGGCGATGACAACGTTGCGATAGGTCGCGACGCAATGGAGGATAATACAACTGGGCAATCTAACACCGCAGTCGGTCAAGGCGCACTTGATAAGAACACCACTGGCGACGTATCAGTTGCAGTTGGTGTAAACGCACTTGGTAAGAACACCACTGGCGGTAATAACACTGCAATCGGCGCTGTGGCACTTTTCGAAAGCACAGACGGTACGGAAAATGTCGCGGTCGGCTATAGGGCGCTTCAAAACGTCACTACCGGAAGTGGAAACACAGCTATAAACCCTATGACTGCTGCGGGTTCTTACGCACCAGTGGTAGACCCAACCACCATTGACAATCGTTTTTGCATGGGTTCAACCGCAGTTACCAACGCGTACATACAAGTAGCTTGGACAGTCGTATCAGACGAACGTGATAAAACGGATTTTGCACCTGTTCCGCACGGTCTTGACTTTGTGAACAAATTAAATCCAACAGCGTACAAATATAAAGCAGACCGTGAAGATACGGAAGGTCACGGGTCGTTGCGATATGGTTTCAAGGCTCAAGACGTCCTTGCGATTGAAGGCGACAACCCAGTAATAGTAGACAATGAGGATTCTGAAAAACTTAGAATGGTAGAAACCTCGCTGATACCTGTGTTGGTTAATGCCATCAAAGAATTAACCGCGAGAATTGCTGTGCTTGAGGGCAAGTAAATGAAACTTAATCAAGACAACAGGAAGGTAGATTTAATGGAATTGCTAAAGAGCTATTTATTTCCCGCAGTAATAGCCGCAGTGTCAGCGTACATGGCAGTAGTCGTAACTTTAAGCACAATAAAAGCGGATGTTAGGTACATTAAGCAGGATATGGATAAGCAAGAGAAATGGCTTTCTCAGGTCACTGATAACCAAATAAGGCTAACAGCTATCACCGCTAACATGGCGAATAATGACAGGCGGTACGAATCCCAAGATGATGAAATTGTGCGGCTTAAAGACCGCGTTAGAACATTGGAGAAATTATGATTAAACTTATTATTCGAGCAGCGTTAATGCTAATTATGGCACCTTTGCTAATACCTGTTACCTTGTACGCACGTTTAAACGACCTTGAAAGGCTGCCGTGGGGTTTTGAGTACATCAGTGGCAATCGTGAAGACAACTGGGATGGCTGCGGCGGGGCAAAAGTTCAACGCAAACTGTGGCTATTTGACGGCACTGTCGATGTTGAAAACGGAACACATGGTTCATGGCAACAATATTTATATGGGAAAGGCATAGTATGGGACTCATTAGGGTTTTTGCGCCGGTGGTGGTATTCGTATAAGTGGTGTGCCATTCGAAACCCTGTTTGGAACGTGCGCTACATACCATGGCTAAGTACTTCATGCAATAAACCAAATGTGCTAATGTTTCAAAATGCGGGAAACTGTGAAGCAGTGGATAAAACTTCAGACGTCAATTTAAGATACGACTTTAAATTCAGGAACGCTGACGGGAACTTCACCGGACACTACCGGCACATTAAAATATTCGGCAAGTATTATTTATCTATACGTTGGGGTTGGAAAGTATACCCGAGCTTGTTTAAACTTTCTAAAACACCACTGTTTAAACAACGCAGCGTTCCCATTATTAATTTTGAAATAGTCAACATAGAGAAGCAGTAATGAAAATTAAACGGAATGACCATCTGCACGATAGAACGCTAGGTATTTCTATTCTTCCAGACGGGCGTGAATTTCCTACTATGGAATTGCCATGGAACGACAACAAGGTAGGTGAGAGTTGCATACCGACGGGCATGTACAAATTTAAAGTTGATTTATACGGTCGCTTCCAGTGGTTTAAGGTGTTAAACGTGGATAAGCGTACCCACATTGAAATGCACCTCGGCACTCATCCTTCACATAGTCTTGGCTGTATTCTTATGACTATAGAAGGTTTGCGAGCGATGCAAGAATTTTATAACGACCCTGAACTAGAATACGTATTGGAGGTAACATGATAAATCCTGTTTCGGCAATTATTGGCGCAGTCGGCGGATTCTTTGGTAAACGTGAAGAACGTAAAGCCATAGAAAAAACAATTGACGGCAAAATTACAATGCAAAAGCAAAGGGGTGAAACTCAAGTTGTATTTAATGAGCAAGAGATTGACGTCATATCTAAGCGCAATGAGGGTGAAACGTGGAAGGATGAATACATAACAATTATAATGACGATGCCGCTTGTTACTTTATTTTTTGCTGTATTTGTCGGGACTTTATTGGGTAGACCTGAATTAATAGCTGCGGCTATAGAAGCTAACGCTGCCGTTAAAGAGCTAGTCCCGAACTATCAAGAACTACTGGCTTTAACAATAACAGCGGCATTAGGCGTCAGAGCTTGGAAGAAGCGCTGAACTAGCGCCGTTGTTTACTTTCATATTTACCACTGCGCATTTCAGAAGATATGCGCTTCAGGGCATCTACGTATTTTTCCGGTACCCACACGTTTACACGCCTTTGCCCCTCCCGTATGTTTTTCTCAGTGTATCTTTTTTGTGCTTCATAAATGCTAGATTTCATTTGCTCTCGCCTAATTTTTCAAATTTAGGAAAATAGTACACCTACTAAAGCTGCTCGTCAACTAACCTGTTAATCTCGATTATTAAAGCATGGTCATTCACAAGTCGCCCCTTTATACCCTCTATGAAGGCAACTGCGTACTTACTAAGCTTTTCTTCGTCAGTGTTTCCGTAGCTTTTATCTAGTTTTGGGAGTACTGATATTGCAACCCTTATACGGGTGTTTCTACCGTTAATTTTCTTTTGTATATCTAGCGGAACACTGGCATTTTTTATTATTTTTGCGACCACTTTACAGCGCATATCCGCATCTTTATCACCGCGCATTTCAAGTACGCCTAATGCTATTTCTTCAATAAAGCCAGTCGGTATTACGCCGCTAAACAAATCACTCATAACAGTCGCAAGCGTATCGTATACGCTCGTTGTTTCGTCAATCATAGTTTGCTTGGCTTTTGTCGTTGGTGCCGGTGAATTAAGTAGCGCTAAGTCAGGTTCTAAAGTCTGCAACCACCGCCAAATGCTCTCTGCCCACTTAGGCTGCCCCTTGCTGTTCTTTACGTCTAACCACTCGTTAAGCTTAACGAAATACTCTGGCGTTTCTGCCACCCTAGTATTTTGCACTACGTAGACTCGCCTATCACCGCCCAAGTGTCCCACAGCATCAGTATGGTTGGTAAGCAACAAGTAACTAGTATAAACGGTGCTATGCCGCTGACTCCCATATTTTGTGTTTACCAATACGGTTTTAGGTCTTGGGTCGAACAGGTCTTTCATCGTTTCGTAGACCCTGTGTTTGTTGCTAGTGTCTGACATAATTTCATCACAGGTTACAATTAGGGCTTCTTGCCAATCGTTGTATGAGCCTGCTTCACTCGCGCCGCACAACTGCGGAAACGTCACCTTCTTTACGTTTTCTTGCGAAAAGAGTACAGCCATCATGTCAGTTAACGTTGTTCTACCGGTACCCTGAGTAGGCGCAACCATAAGAACTGCCGCACCTTTAAATATTGGCGTTTGCGCTTTAGCCGCCAACCATTGCAACCAGTAGTCGCGTTCGTCTTTTTCAGGTATTAGGTAGGCTAAGAAGTCGTTAAAACGCTTTACGTCCGCGTAGTCAAAAGTTCCTTTACCCCAAGTGGGAGCCGCGTATATATTTAAGTATTTCAAGCCGTCATGTTCAATTATAGATTCAGGATTTGCAGGGTATAACATGGTCCCCTGTACCGATAATCTATTTGGTGCCGTTAACCATAATGAATGCTCGTTAACCATTTTTATTTTCCCGTCTATATCATGCACCGCAACTTTTTTAGGGTGTAAGTTTTTAAACGCGCTAATCTTAACGCCAACAGGTTTCTTAACGCCACGCATACGGTATGCAGAGTCCTCAGAAGCAACGTATGCGTAGTCAGCAACCAAGTCAGCTACGTTATCTATCTTAGGAACCCTAGGAGCGCCAACAGTAGCCGCCCATTGCAAAAAGTCGTCAGCTTTGCGGTCTTTACAGTGGTCGTGGAAGCAGTTGAAGTTTCTCATGTTAGAATAATCACCGCCGCGCCCAACTGGTGAGTATCCCGCAGTGTCCGCGCCGTCGCTATGTTCATCAGCCCACGGGCATCGTATTGTCACAAACTGCCCGTTATCATTAGTCACTAAATCTTGCTCATAAAGCCATTCCAACAGAGGGTCTACGACACCGTTTAAACTACCTGCTGTGGATTTTATCGGGGACCAACTGCTTGTCCCCGTCATAGCGGCAGACTTACCGCGTTTAGCAATGTTAACGTCTTTCTGTACGTCAGCCCAAGATACCCCAACGTCCATGACCTCAAGTAGCTCGTCCGGTGTCCAATATTCGTCGTTAAGTTCAATAAGTTTTACCCTGAAGCTACCTTTTTCACCCTTCTTGCCGTTGATGCCGGTTGGTAATCTAACTACTTTAGTCGGCATTTTACCACCACCATCGGAATAGCCGGAGGTATAAACAAGATGCACTAACGCTTCGGCTAGCTCTAGGTTGTCTATAGGCTCATCTAATATGTAACCATATTGAAAATTGCCTTTGCTTGTCTCAATAATGTAGTTTGGTTTCAGGTCTTCAGGAAGTATTTCAAATGGGATTTTAGTGCCGATATCATCTAGTACAACAACGTGTAAACGGTCGAAGTTTGACTTTCGGTTATACAGCTTACCGTCTACGTCTTCAACTACGGTTGAAGTCCCAAAATAAAAAGTCCTTGGTAGATTAGTTCTTTCTAATACGCCCATAGTTTTACTAAGCTTTTTTGGGAATGACGGTGTGTTAGCTTTTTGATACCAAGTTAATATTTCCTCGTCCTCTATTAAATCGTGAAACACGGTGTCTATGAATTTTGATACTTCTTTTGCATCGTAGTCGATGATGCCTTTATCTTTTAGGTTGACAACATTAGGATTTGATGGAACAGGGGGTTGTTTTAAGTCCTTTATTGGGGTATTCTTTTCCTCATCATGTGCGTTCGGTTTACTCATCTGATACCTTCCTTATATTTATTGATTGTTGTAGTGTGGTTAAAGCCCTGTTTAGTCCACAGGGCTTTTTTTGTTTGGTCTTAAAGCATACTTATTTTTTACCCTTTAATCTAGTGGTTTCCGTATCTATCTAGGATAATCGGGTCGGCTTTTAACGGTAAGCCTTGTGCATACTCGGGCACGCTCTCCATAACCTCCTTCAGCAGTTTTTTATCACGGTACGCGTAAATCTCGGCTGTCTCTAATATTATTTCATCGTGTACATGAGCAACAACTGGTAAATCTAACCAGTCGCAATCCCTTAGCTTATCGCGTAACAATGCCGCGCAGAATGCTTGTGTAACGTTCTCAGATAGCAAACCACCCCATAATCTTACCACACCCCAATGGTGCTTACTGGTGTCGCCTGCTTTTGGCTTTATACCTGCTTTTAAGCAAACTAAGTTGTCACCTCTATCACTATGCTCTATTGAGCAAAACGGGTATTGAATACCGGTACCATCTGGCAACACGCAAATTAAAGTGCCGCCTAGCAGGTTAGGCGCAAACGTGTAAACGACCTTACCGGCTTTGAAACTCTTTGTACCCCTAGCTCGTACTGCTTTTTTAGCCGCCGACTCTAATGAGTGCCAAAAGGTAGCAGCCCACGGATTTGCATTGCGCCACGACACAACTATTTTCTTGACTTCATAGTCTGGTTTTATAACACCGTAGTTTTTAGCCATTGAAGCAAACGCTCCTACTGCACCGCCATACCCTAAAGCCAATTCCGCAACTTTGCCAACTTGCCTTTCGCCAAGACCTAAATCTTTCGCCGCTTCAATGTAAACGTCTATGCCGCGCCTAAACATGTTTAATTTACGTTCGGCTCTGACGTCTCCTGAAAGCCATGGTAACGCCCTTGCTTCAATGGCAGACCAATCGCCTACCACGTACTTGTTACCCTTGTCAGGAACTAGCGCAGGGCGCAGAAGTTTAGATAATGATTGCATAACGTCCGGTACTGGCTCATTGCGCATCATTACTTCTTTCATTGCAATCGCTTCTTCAGAATCGTAGCAATTCCGTTTCATGTTGTGAAGCTGAAGACCTTTACTAGAAAACCTGTGCGTCTGCGCAGCACCGGCATGTATAAACGCCCCGCGTACTCTATCATCTTCAGGGTCCGCCATTGTCAGCATCTTGCCAAACTTAGCCACGCTTGATGCACTGGCGTCATGCAACAACCTTATTAAGTCTTCTACGTCTTCAAATAAATGTAAGTTGTCTGCATCTATCGACGTAATTATTGACTCTCGTATATCTCTATCAAGGCTGAGTTTCTTATGGTCGTTTTTATGTGTTGTCATTAGTTTAAGCAACTTACGGTCGTTTTCGTCGTCCTCCATGCTACCTAAAATATACTCTTTAATACGTTGGTATTGAGTCGGCTTAGTTATCAATCCGTCAGTAAGCGCCGTCAACTTAGCCCCTATCTCGCTTTGTTCTGCGGCGGCGTATTTAGTCGCGGCTAATGCTAAATCACGGTCTATCTTTACGCCGCGTGTATTCATGCGCTCATTGATTAGCCAATCGTTATGCTCTACCTGTGTCATTGAGCGAGTAGCACGCCATAAATCAACTGTAGCAATCACATCACTTTTGCAGTACTCCAACATTTCTTTTCGTAAATCCAATGACTCCATAAAGGTGCCGTCTTCTTGCGGTATAGATAACAGTTTTATTAGCTGTTTCCCCCGCTGACTTTTCTTATTAGGTACTTTGGCGGCTCGAGCTGCATCATCCAAGTTTGATGGCAGCGCGTTTACACGGCATTGCGCCGCTATGCAGTACCATTTATAATCTGGTATTTCTGGAAAACTATAGTCCGGTACGCCAATTAAGTCGTGTATTTCTCGGTCGAATGCCGCATTCATTGCGCCTACTAAAGTGGCTGCTTTAAGTTTCATCCTCCACACCATAGGCATGCACTTAGGCATTAAAAACCCGCAAGAAGTATCGTCGTCAGTGTCGTACATAAACAGGCATATAATGTCTGTGCTGAAGTCACTAGCGTAAACGTGCAACCCACTCGCCGGTAAATCAACTTTACTTCTGGTTTCGTAGTCAAGAATTATCATAATTACCCCCTATTAAAAAAGGCTACCTGAGTAGCCTTGAAAATTTTACTGTGTAACTACGCTCCGCGTCTTCGACGTCTTCTAGTCGTGGGCTCCGGCTCCGGCTCCGGCTCCGGCTCGGGTTCAGCTTCTACTTCTTCTACTTCTTCCACTTTTTCCACTGCTTCAGGTTCAGTCTTAGGTTTAGCCCTTGCTTTGGGTTTCTCAACTGGGTCGTCTTCTTTTTCTACTTCATCAGCAACCCAGTCTATACACTCTAAAACTGGCGTGTATATTTTACCATATTGCTTGTGCTTGTAGCTGTCATGTCCAAGCTCAACTACAGGGATTAATCGCCCATCATGTTTACCACCCCTAACTCTAGCTACTAACTCCTTCATCAACGTGTTAACCGCTTTTATACCGCCTTTGCTAGTAGTGGTGTAAATAACTTGAACGCCTTTGTTACCCCCATCAATGCAAACTAGGTTAACGCCTATTAACGCCTTGTAAGGTGCGCCAACGTCCGGCAACTGAGATTTAACAACAGGTGGCTCCGTCACTAACGCCGTTTCCTCCCCTACTAACTCACCATCATCCCACGCTTGAAAGCCAACACAAAATGATGCTGTATCGACTGCCCAATCACTATTACTTTCTACTTCAGTATCATCAGCGCCAAAAACCCATTCACCGGCTTTTGTCATTTTTAAAAATGTGGATTCCGCAGAACTAGCGGCTGTGATTGCAGTAGTGGTTTTATCTAACGCGTTAATAAGGTCGTTCATGTTGGCAGGTAAATTTTTTGTAGTCATAATAATAATACTCTTTCTAGGTTTAAATTTATTCGCTAATCGAATTGATTGTAGCGGCTATTGCCTTAATACTAATCGCTTCGGGTCGTTTGTCAGTGTCGGATACTAAGGTAGTACCGCTGCTGACCATGCTAATATAGGCGTCATACTTTTTAAAGTCAAGACCTTTCTTTTTAAATAATTTCTCTAGTTGAGGTGCCGTTTTTAACTTAACGTCGGTCGCTTCATCCAGTGTAACTTTCTTCGCTCTGCGCACCATTTCAAGAACTGTTGATTCCTCGGTCCACTTGCGCATAGCTCGTTTATCGACAAGTTTATACCCGTCTATGCGCAAGCCTTGTTCCGCTTGCTCATGCGCAAATGACTGAACTGACTTAGCCCATTCTATAACTTCATCAGCCATACCTAACGCGCTCGCTAATACCGCCGCGTCTTCACTTTTTGGTTTTATCATCAGCGCTTGTCTAGCCGCGCCCGTTTTAACAGGGCAAACAACCATAGCGGGGCAGTACTTGCAATGTTCTCCCGCAACTGGCTTAGTTTCGTCTTGGCTTTCTAACGCTCTTAGGTATTCGTCTGCAAACTCGTTTAAACGTTCTGGCGTAGTCTCCCATACTTGCACTATATCCATACCCTGTTCGCCATATTGCGGTTGAACTATGAATATAACAATTTTAGTACGCCCTTCAAAAAGCTGTGAAAGCCCTTCGGTTTCGGTACCGCACATAGCATAGAATAAGCCTTGCGCATTTTCATCTGGCGATACAAGATTGAAGCCAAACTTAAAATCACCTATAAAAACAGTGTCGCTATTGCAAGCTATTATGTCAGCGGTTCCTCCGACTTCATCGTCAATGAAAACTTCCGACTCTGATAATTCCAAGTCGAAAGTGTTAGTATCCGCAAAATCGCTATACGCTTCAAATGCAGGTATAACGGCGTCGTCTATCATTTCTTGGTCAACAATTTGCATTTTGTACGCCATACCAATGAGTTCGGGAAAGTCCATATCAGGATTTTCAATGAGGGTTTCCATGCAGTTATGCAATAACGTCCCTCGGTCTGCAAACTCATTGGTGCCACCTTCTCTCGACTTAGGCATTTTCTTTGATAGCTCAACCCATGCAGGGCAACCCAACGTTCTAGCGGCGGTTGAACCGCCATACTTATAGTGTTTATTTGGCATTATAATTCTCAATCCTAATTTTTATAACCATGGCGGCAGGTATAAGCATGATACTCACCAATGCAAAAACGCCTACCCAATGAGCTAGCTCAAATACTAAACTACTCACCGGATTTCATTGCTTCAGCCATAGCATCCAGTTCGGACGCCACCCATTGAGGGTACTCTGCATCCTCAGGGATTAGGCTATCAAGCTCAAATATTATTTTTTGCAATCGTTTAAACGTTTCGCTACTTCCTTTCGCGTGATTAATTAACTCACTGACAACCCAAACCATACGGCTTGAATTGTCACTGGCTGTTTTCTTAATCCACTCATGGTCAGCAGCATTAACGTATACCTGTCTTAAATCGCTTTTACCGCCTGAGGGTTCAAATTCTTTAAAATTTAGTATAGGCATTTTATATTATCCTTGTTCGCAATCTTCTATTGCCGATGCAAGTCCGGCTAACTCGGTCACATGCTCTGCCGTGTGACGTAATGATGCAACCAACTTTAACAACTGGCTTTTACTGGGTAGCATCCCTAAAAACTCATTGGGGTCGCCTTCTTTGGCTTCTCTTTGAAACTGTCTATATAAAGCTAACGATTCGCCTAACATAGAAAAACCGTACGGGTCTAAATCAGTCGCGACAACAGATGAGCTTATATTGGGCATTTTTTTTACGATTACTATAACATCCACAAAATAACTGGTTTCAATGTCGTACCGTTTTGCAACTGAATCCACACCTTCCACAAACTGCGTGACTAGTGGTTGAATGCCCGTGCTAAACTCTTTTAGTTGAGTTTTTTTAACTTCGTCTTCAGTTAAGTTATTTAGTAATTCTTTTGTTGTAAAATCTCTCATTAGTATTTTCCTTTATAGTGGGTTTTTGTTTCATTTAAGTTGATAAACTATCATAGTACGCATATACTAGTTAAGTCAAACAATATTTATAAAATAAACTGAAAGGAAAAGACGATGGATGAACTAAAAACGCTAGAAAGTATTATTGAACAAGAACCTGATGATATGTGGACTCATTGTAATGATATTGATTACTTTAGACATATAAAGCAACATTCTTGGCTGATATACAACGATGTAACTGGCTGTTGGCAACAAATGAAAACCACAGGAATAATACATGAAAAAAAACATTAGAAATAAGAAAGACATACAAAAACAAATAGACCAGTTGAAAGAGATTGAAAGGCTTAACACGTTTAGCAGTAACCTAAGTTTTTTATACGAAGGAAAGTTTACCAAGGTTGAGTTCCTTAAAGAGCAGTTAGCTAGTGCAAACCTAGAAACCACTAGAAAAGGATTTTGGTTAGGCTTTGAAGATGCAAGATGTCACCCCCAAGAAAATAATATTTTAATGCAGTGGGAAAAAACTTTAGTCTTTAATAAAACAAAACAACTAGAGGGCAAAAACAATGAGTAGAATTGAATTTTTTGGTAAAGCGACTAGAACTGAATCGCAGTTAGAGAAGGCGTTTAAACAAGCCCTCATAAAAAGGGGGTTTTTGTGCTATAAATTTTCAAGCCCTGCCAAGCGTGCCGTACCTGATGCAATAGTAGTGGCACCTAATGGCTTTGTGGCTTTTATTGAGTTTAAAAACCCAGTTGATAAAAGCAAGTTAACTAAGCTGCAACAAATTGAAGTTGAAAAACTAAAGCTGCATAAAGCAAACGTTTACGTTGTTCATAGCGGCGATGAAGCCGAAAAGGTTTTTTTAACCTTACTTAGCAAAAGTGGGTATGTTAAATGCTGAATTATAACTTACTAGATGAGGACCAACTGAAGTTAATAGACCGCATATATGAAAACGATGTGAATTTTATATACGCGACAATGGGCGCGGGTAAAACTGTATGCGCCTTAACTGCCGTTGATGAATTGCTTGCAAAGGGTATTGTTAGCCGTGTTCTTATTGTCGCGCCGTTAAGACCTGCAAAAGAAGTGTGGGCAACGGAGCATAAAAAGTGGTCGCACCTTACCCATTTAGATGTTGCGGTTGCCTGCGGCACACCTAAACAAAGATTAGACGCCATTAAAAGCGATGCTAAGATTGTTGTCATAAACATAGAAAACTTGGTATGGTTCTTTGATACGTTTAAACACGGTCACGGGTTTGATTGTCTAGTAATTGATGAGCTTAGTAAGTTTGGTAGTAATGGTGCAAAATGCGTAAAGAAACTAAAAACATATACTAATGATTTTACCCATAGGACCGGCTTAACGGCATCACCTACACATGAAGGTTTCGACCGATTGTTTGCGCAAACTCTGGTATTGGATGGAGGTGCTAGATTTGGTCGGAACAAGCAGAAGTTTTTAGAAACTTTTTTCTTTTCTACTGACTACGAACAACGGAATTGGGAGTTGATACCTAATATGGAACCAATACTAATGAGCAAAATAGAAAGTATATTTTACTCAATGCCTGATTACACCCATACACT